CTTTATACGTTGCAAGTCCTACGACAATTTCATTTTTTTCTTGTTTTGTGAGCATTTGTCCTGTGGTAGATTTAATTGAAATAAAAACCTTACCATATTCTTTAGTATCCACAACTCCAAGACTTGTATCATAAGAACCGCTCTCACCACCCCACACCTGTAATGATTTCGTATCGTTGTATAGACCTTTAACAACAACCTTATAATCTTCAGTAGTAACACACCTTCCTTGAGCAGCATAATCCAAAGGTGCATTATATTTTATAGAAGCAATACTTTCTGGTTCAGCACCACCTGTTGCTTTAACGTCTGTTCTTACAGATATATCCGTTATACTATCAATCGCACCTGCTGATGTAAAAGTTGCAGCATCATTTGCCGCAGCTTTATTTGTTACAACATAAGTAAGAATTATTATATTATCATCAGATAATGCTCTACCAATAACACCATCACCAAAATATATTTCAAACTTTCCGTTTTCTACTTCTTGTAAAAAGTAAACATTACTGGTTGCAGATACACCTGTAATATCTGTTGCTTGTGTATATGTATTTTGAGTTGAATCTGAAGATGATGTTTGTACCTTTACAGTAAGAGTTGACATATCTGCATTAGTTTCTTGTATAACAAATCTTTGATCTGAGTTAGATGTATCTACTGTAAAACGAGAAGAAACATATGTCCCTTCATATACAGGAATATTCTCAAAAACAATTCCAACACCTGAGTTTGTTTTTGTATATGCGGTATCCGTTACAAATTGATATGCAGTATTATTTACTGTTGTTGTAAATGCGGTTCCGGCTGACATGGTAGCAGTTGCTTGTGCTGATGCAAGAACATTAAGTGAAACAGTTATCGTTGCTTTTGCTGCTCTTGCAGATGTTGGTACATACCCTAAAGTTTTTGCATGGGAAGCAACACTACCTCGTAAAGATGCACTATCCATAAACATCTCGTTTGCTAGCATGTTTGCATTGTATCCCAGATAATGAGTGTTATATGCAAGAACATCTAACAAGACGTTCATACCAGAACCCTCAAAATCATAGTCCGTAAATTCTGTCTGTGCTTTTAGGAATGTCTTTAGATTTGATTTTACATCATCAAAATCAAATTCAGTTACGGTGAGTCTTTTATCGTTTACAGCCATTATCGTAATCTCTCTAACATGAATTCTAGGTCTACCTGTTCAGCAGGATTATTAGCCATAATAAAAATAATTTGTATATCATACTCATTTGTATCAAAATTTTCTCTTACATTAACCTCTTGCAATATTGCTCTTGGTTCATACGCAGCAATAACAGACTCTATTTGTTTTCCCAAAAGAATACCTGTAACCTGAGTCATAGGTTCAAATAGAGTTTCAATAACACCACCAAATATGTAAGGTGAAAATGGCTTCTCAAAACGATTCAATAAAACAAGATTCCGAATAGACCGTTTAACTGCTTGAACATCTGTTATCTTATTAACATCTTTTGTTCCAGATGCTTTAGTAAAATATAAGTCCAAGTCTCTGAACTGTCTTACATTACGGTCAATATTATTCTGTCCTTGGGCATCCTTTCTACCCCTTTCATCTAAATAATCAAAATCTGAGGATTTTGTTAAAGTTGCCATAATGCACTCCTGTTTTTATTATTTATAAAGACTTGGGGTCTTTTGTTTTCATAATATATTTTTCTTTTCGCCAAACTTGTTCTGCAGGCACACGAATAAAAGGTTTGTTCGTTTCGTTTGTATTTGGGTTTGATATTGTCACAAATACTTTCTTTCCCTTCATAAATGCTTTAAATTTTGCCCTCCTAATATCCAGAAGACTTCTTTCTCTTCGCATTGCATTTATAATATCCTTACGAACATTACATCCTTCACCCTTTGATGTATAAGTATCTCTACTTTTTTTTCTCTTAGCCATTAATAATCTCCTTCACTGGTCTATATTCTGTATCATCACTATCTAAAATCTTTACTTCTGATATAACTGCATCAATATTATGATGCCAATAGTTTAAAAATTTGTGTACTCTTGGGTACTTCGGTCTAACATCCATAGTTTGCCAAACAAACTGTTGCAATATATTATCGTAATCTGGCATCCAGTATAAAATGTCAACGGTTGTTATTACCTTTCTTTTTATTATATGCATTTTCCTACGCCGCTGGTTAAGCATCTGGATTCTTCCAATTTGACACTGCGGCGGGCGGATCAGCAGCAAAAGCAACTTCGTCAATACCGTCATCATTTGGATATGCATATACAATATCCTGAGAATTTTGAAAAGAACCTGTCATTCCTCCAAATGTAGCTGCCCTAAATGGTCCTGTAAGGGGAGTTGAAATCCTTTTGCTGCGGGCACCTCCTGCCAAACTAGTAAATATTGCAAGTGCAGCTGCAAATTGTGCCTGTTGTTGTGCATTTTGTTGTGCAACATAAGATCGCTCTGGTTTTGGATGTTTTGTAGAATGTGTTACATTCTGTGATCGACTTACTATCTGACCAATAGCATTAACAATCAAATTTAAAACGCCGGAGGCATTGAGGTTTCTACCTGCTGCAAGTGTTGCTAAACCAAGAGCAAATTCTGCGGCAACTGCTTGTTCTTTTGTTTCACCTTTATTTCTACGTTTTGCTGCTTCAGCTCCAATTCCATTAGTTACCATTAGTGCTTGTTGGGTTTTTGCAGCATCAGGATTGACCCAAGATGTGTGTATAGCTCTTTGGATACTTTGCCCTGCATTAATATTTGCATTAGCATCGCCGGGTTGAATTGGAATGTCACAACCAACTTCTTCAAACTGTGCTTTACATGCTTCATCTAATGCAACAATTCTAGCATTATCTGTTTTTGTAGTTGTATTGGTCGATGGAGTAGTTGATAAAGTAACAGATTTTGCCTTTGCTTCGTTTTTTGTAGCATCAGTTGAGCTAAAAAGAGATTGAATACCTTTGATAATTGCTTGAATGCCTTCCTCAAAAGTATCATATGAGGGAACGTCAGCATCACCATCTGTATATTCATTACCTATGGCAGAAGGATTATAATTATCGGTTTCAATTGCATATTTAGCAGCGGCCGTGGCGCCTGTAACTTCGTAATCCACCATCTATTATCTCCTCATTCCTCAACAACTTCAAACTCGCCGCCTGATAAGAGAGAACGATCTGTTCCGCCAGCAAACACATTAGGACTACCTTCTGCAACTTTTGTGCAACCACTCAGATTATCATTAACTCTACCACATCCCTTACCATTTACGAAAACAGTAGGAGAGCCAGCTGATATCGGTGCTGCATGAGATGGGCATGGAGGTTTATCGGGAGGCCTTTTGTGAGTTGTATTTTTATCACCCTCTCTGCTTACCCTTTTACCATTTACATAAACATTAGTTGAAGCACCGTTTCTGACCATGCCACTACAATGCGGTGCATCAGCCGCACCTTTAAATGTTACTGCGGGCATTTTCTTTCTCCTGTTCTTTCTTTCCTAAATAATCAAATCTTTTGAGCCACATATGTATTTTATCATGGTCTTCTTGGGTATGTGGTTCTGGTGGAATATCAAAATGAAACTTAATTATATTATCAAATTCTTCTGGTACATCTTCCCACCGTGTATATTTATTAAGTTCTCCATTCACTACAAGTTTAATTTCACATTCATCCGACATTGCTAATTCCTCGTTGTACTAATAAATCTAATCGATACACCCATAAATCTGCATCTCTTATTTCTGACACTGAAGCATAAGTGTTTTTTCTGCTATCATTTTCGTTGCCAACATATGGTTCTCCTGCTGGGCCATGAGAATGATTTGTCGGAGGCACATCTCGTTCTACAATAAATCCTATTCTATCATCTCCTGTTCCACTTTGCTCACTTACTAAAACATCTGGAAATACCACTTCATCTATATTTTGTGTTGAACTCTCTAATATAATAACATCATGATCTTCAAGCAACAAATGATTTTCTAATCCGTCTGTGGATCGAATATCAGTTTCACCATCACCATCCATATCAAGGGCATCAGTTGCACGTTTTGGCCAAGGAGAGGTATATTGATTAATATCATCTCCCCTCCATCCTGCTACATACAGTTGAGTTTCGTTATCACCAAAGCAGAAACCTCTTGGTTTTTCCTCTTCATTATATGGACTAAACGATTTATCTGAATAAGATGCTGTTGACACATCAAATGCTGTTGTTAGTGTATATTGAAATATAGTATTATCACCTTCGGCGGTGGTGCCTCCCTCTAGAATAAACATCTTAGTACCATCTGAATTAAATTGTACTGCTGATGGGCGGCCGTTACCTTGGTCAATAGAGAACTTTTGAGAATATGATGCTGTTGAAATATCAAATCCTGTTGTTAATATATATTCATTAACATCATCTCCTCTCCGACCTGTAATAAACATTTTAGTTCCGTCATTATTAAATGCTATACCATAGGGTTGATCTTCTTGGTCACTTATATCAAGACTTCGTGTAAAAGATGCTGTTGAGAGGTCAAATCCTGTGCTTAATGCATATTCATCAACATTGTCTTGACCTTGACCTAACACAAACAGTTTAGTTCCGTCTGTATTAAATTCTATACTATTTGCCGCATTATCTCCTTGTGAGGAACTTACAACACCAATATCTAAAGTCTGAACAAGAGTTATTGACGAAACATTAAATGGTGTTGATACTGAATATTCATAAACATTATCATTAGCTCTACCTAATACAAACACTTTAGTTCCATCGTTGTTAAACTTCACATCTCTTACATCATTATCTGGTATAGAAGCTGATACACGAGCAAAAGATGCCACTGAAATGTCCTCAGAAATTGTTATACCAGAACCAATAAATACATTACCAGAACCAGAGGCATGATGACCACAAGTTGCAAGATCACCAGCATTACACACCGCAATACCACCAATGAATACTCCATCTGAACTAGTATGTGAAGCAATCATGGTTGGGGGGGCTGCATGTTCTCCATCTTCGTGTGCGGTAACAGTATCACCATGAACAATAACCTCTTCTCCATTCGCAAGAACAGCTGTTTGACTCTTAATCAGTGCGGCTCCTGCTGTATCGGTTGTATCTCTACATATACCCGGCATCATCTACCCCTATGGATTCAAGTTAATATTTGGACCACCAGTAATCGTGATATCACCACTAGAAGTGTGTGACCAAGTGCTACCAGTGGTAGATGTTCTAGTTGTGCCAACAGTTTCCGTATATGTGGTGCCAGATTTTATTAACGTGGTTGCTGATGATCGAATATTTACATTACTACCAGAACCAATCGCAACAATACCTGTTGTTGTTTTCAATGACATATTATTTTTAGCATTTATCAATATATCAGCCAGAGATATTTGTGTAAGATTCTTTGTGACATTCAAATCAAAATTGCCACCAACTATTCTGGTTTCGTTGCCACCGATTGTAACATCAAAGTCTCTTGCTCCATCCTCTGCACTACCAACTCTGCCTTTGACACTCTGTCT